GGAGATATTAATGGAAGAAAATACAGCGGTAAACTCTGAAGTCAATGTACAACAGGTTATCGAAAACAATAAAAAATTAGCTCAAATGGCTGAAAATCTTAGAGATGTTTTAGCTGAGTTAAGACAAATTAATTCTGATAAAGAATTACAAATTGCTGAGTTAAAAGCAACTATTAAGCGATTTGAAAAAGCTGTTGCTGGTAATCAAGCTGCTGCTGCTCCAGTTGAGGAAGCTCCAGCAGAAGAAGATACTGAAGAAACAGTAGAGGGCGAAGATGAGTAGTTTTTCTGATGCTCTAAGTAAAGAGGTATCAAAAAACTTTAAATCTAGTAATGGTTTAAAGATTGATGCTATCTTGGAACAGCTTAGAAAAGATGGGAAAGCTGAAGAAGCAGATGTTATGGAGAAATCCATACTTGATGAAAGTCTTCCAGTTTATACTATCTTCAAAGCTATGAATAATAGTGGTTATTACATTTCTTATGGAGCTGTAAGAACTGCTAGACAACGAAAGTTACAAGGCGTTGAGTAAATTCAGTGAAGAAGTAGAAAATCTACGAAAATCTCGTAGAGATAAAGAAGATGCGCAGAGAGTTAAAGAAACGCATCCAAGTGGATTTGAACCCGGTCTTCACATGGACGGTGGGCAAGGTACGCTCACTTATCGCTCAACAGAAAGAGTAACAAGTAAAAACGCATGGGCTGCACACTTAGAATATTTTGGGTTCAACCCAGATGAATTCGTAGTAGATAATGACGTAATAGAGTATAGATGCTGGGAAGGTCCCGATGGACAAGGCGGTAAACAACTTTACCATTATTACAAAGTCAAAATAAGATTAAAAGACTTTAATCCTACAAATTTTGATTTTGATTGGTTTAAAGCTTACGTTACTGAAAAAGTAACTACGCCTAAAAAGTCAAAAACACAGAAAGTCTCAATGGTCCTTGCTCTTTCTGACTGGCAACTCGGAAAGCAAGATGGAGATGGTACTGAGGGAACAATAAGAAGAGTAAACGAATCTATTGTTCAATTCAAAGAGCATGTATCCAATCTTAAAAAATACGGTCTTAAGTTTGACAGACTTATTATTTGTGGACTTGGGGATATCGTCGAAGGGTGCGATGGGCATTACGCGATGCAAAGCTATTCAGTCCAGCTCAATCAACGTGACCAAATAACAGTGGCTACTGCTTTAATAGTTAAAATTATAAAAGAAGTTGCTCCATTGTTTCCATTTATAACTGTTGCAGTTGTGGGCGGAAATCACGGAGAAAACAGAAAGAACGGAAAGTCGTTCACGGATTTAGGCGACAACTGGGACAATCTGGCTTTTGACCAAGCTTCTAAGATTCTTGAAGAAAATAAACAATTATCTAAAAAGATATCTTGGAACATTGCTGATAAAGATTTAACTATGACACTAGACGTTCATGGTAAAATTCTTGGTATTGCTCATGGTCATCAATTTAGAACCGGCGGTCAAAGCCACTCACAAAAAGCTGGTAATTGGTTAGCTAAACAAGCTTTAGCTAGAACAGCTATAGGTGGTAGTGATATATTACTATCTGCTCATTTCCATCATTTATCTGTAGAGCATCAAAGAAATACTACTTTGATACAAACTCCAGCATTAGATGGTGGTTCGTTGTGGATAGAAAATTCACATGCACTTACATCAGAACCCGGCGTTTTAACTTTTACAATTGACTCTAATGGAGCAGACAATATAAAAGTATTACGAGGAGAAATAATTAAGTGAAATATTATCTTTTAGATAATGAAAATACTCACGGTAAATTAAGAAAAGATGGAAGGCACGGTTGGTTTTATCCTTCTAGGAGGAAAAAAATCAAAGGTATTGTTATCCACACTGCAGAAGGTGCGCCAGCTGAGAATGTTGCTAAATATTTTACAATAAACAGCAGACCAGCTTCAGCACATGCAGTAGTAGATGAAACACAAATAATAAACCTTTTACCAGATGACTATACAGCTTTTCACGTCAGAGGTCATAATAGTTCAACATTAGGTCTAGAAATAGCATATTGGGCTCATAAATGGGGGGAGAATCTACAGTTAGAAGATTTAATTCTCTACAATGCTGCAAAGTGGTGTAGAACCAAAATAGCCGAATATGACATACCATTAACTAGATTAAGTTTAGATTCATGGAGCAAGGGTAAGAAGGGATTCTTAGCTCATGCTGATTTAGACCCAAATAGGAGAACAGACCCCGGCGTAGAATTTAACTGGGAAAAATTTTTATCATATATAGATGGCGAAAAGCCAGAATTCAAAAGACAAGCTCCAGCATGGACTGGAAGAGTGTTTATATATACTCAACCATACATGAGAGGTGCAGATATTGCTCAATGGCAAGACGCTGTAGGTGGGCTAGTTGCTGATGGTATATATGGTAAAATATCGGTTGGTAGATGCAAGGAAATACAAAGGGAAGTAGGATTAACTCCAGACGGATTAGTTGGTCCACAAACTTGGTATGAAACTTTTAAACTACCAAAGAGAGGAAACTAATGAAATTAGAAGTAATGAGATATAGTTCTCAAAACGATTCTACATTAGGAATACTGTTTGATGTTACAGATGGAAAAAGAAAATTCCTTTGTTACACAATCGAAGATGAATACAGAAGTGTCAAGAAAAAGCATGAAACCAGAATACCAGAGGGAACTTACACGTTAACTCTTAGGTCTGAAGGTGGATTTCACTCAAGATACTTAAAGAAATACGGTGCTAACTTTCATAAAGGTATGATTTATGTAAATAAAGTTCCTAATTTCGAGTACGTGCTTTGGCATGTGGGGAATTATGAGACGAACACCAGCGGGTGTCTTCTGCTCGGAAATTCTTCTAGCGAAAATATATCTGATAAAAAAGGGTATATCGGAGCTTCGGTTGCGGCATACAAACGTGTCTATCCTATTGTTAGAGACGCAATACTTAGTGGAAGTAAGGTAACAGTAACCTATGTGGACTTTGACCATGTAGAAGGGAAACCTACACCTAAAGTAAAACCCGTAAAGCCTAGAAGACCTTATAACAAGGCTAATGCTCAAAGCATTATGGCTCGTATGGGTGGAAAATTAAAATAAGTTAGGAGAGAAATGAAATTACCAGATTATTGGAGAACAGCATTAATTAGAGCAGTAAGAACTTTTGCACAAACTTTTATTGCTGTACTAATGGCTAATCAAGCTGGAATGTTTGAAGCAGATACAGTTATGGCTGCGACCATAGCTGGAGCTTCAGCTGCTGTTTCAGCAGTTCAAAATGCGTTGGAAGACGCACCATTTCCGTTTATGTCGAAGATTCCC